TGGTGCTACTGATAAGTGCACTATTTCCATTTTCGCATGGGCCGAGGATGTTGAACTTGCCGTTCTTACATCTAAGGAACCTGCTGCTCTTGTTGCTCAATCTGGTGTAGAAGGTGAGGTTGATCAAGCTAACAAGCAAGGAGTAGTTTCTGGTCCCGCAACTGCTATCGCTGGGATAGCTGGTAAACTTTCTGATGTTCCTACTATAGGACCTTTTATGAAAGCCACTGAAATGGGCGCTGGAGCTGTGGCCGGTATGGCCAAATTATTTGGTCTTTCTAGACCACCTGAGACAAAGAATCCAACTGGTTATAAACCAACTGCTTTGTCTAGTATGGCTCTTACTACTGTACCAGATGGTGTACAAAAGTTATCTCTTGATGATAAGCAAGAATTAACTATTGATCCACGTATTTCTGGTGTTGGTGGTGGAGATCCTTTGTCAATTAAAGGAATTGCACAGAGAGAATCGTACATTGGCACATGGTTTTGGAGCGAAGGTACAGCTCCCGAAACACAACTCGGAGCTCTACGTGTAGATCCTTGTATCCATGCTGCTAGTACTCGTGGTGGAGCAAGTAGCGCTTTACATTTACCTGCATGCGCTGTTGCTGCTCTACCATTCAATCATTGGACTGGCTCTATGAAATATAGATTTCAAATTGTCTGCTCTGCCTTCCACAAGGGTAGACTAAAGCTTGTCTATGATCCAAATACTCAGGTATCGAATGAATATAATACTAACTATACTCAAATTATCGATATTGCTGACCGTACCGATTTCACAGTTGAAGTTGGTAATGGTCAAGAGTTTACACTTCTTGATCACTGTGTCCCAGGTGTGGATGCAGTATCTGAAGTGTTCACCATTACTGGTGCTCCTTTGACAGAAAGGACTTATGGTAATGGTACTTTGACGATGTACATTGTGAATGAATTGACATCTCCTACAACTGCTGCGCAAGTTGTTGAGATTAATGTATTCGTATCTGCAGGAGACGATTTTGAAGTTTTCGTCCCTGATGATCAACACATGAAGTACGTCTACAAGGCACAGAGTGGTTTTGAACCACAATCTGGTCTTGTTGCACATGATGCAAACATCAATCCTGATGGCTTCAATGCTGAGGAAGAGTCTGCACCATATCACACACAAGCTGATGCTCTGGGTCCTGGTAAAACAGATGATCCCAAGTTAAATCTTGTGTTTTGTGGTGAAAAGATTACATCTTTTCGCCAACTCTTAAAGAGGTACAATTTGCATTCAGCATTAACTTATGTTGATAATGCTGCTCAAGCCCGTATTCATGCTGGGCGTAGGCATATGTACCCTTTTCTTCGCGGTAATGTAGTAAATGCTGTACATACCGCTGCTGGTCCTACACCATACAATTTCTGTAACACAGTTATGTTACACTGGGTAACACACTGCTTCAGTGGATGGCGTGGATCAATTCGTTGGAAATTGGCTCCTCGTGGAGATTACGATGAATACAGTCCTTGTAGGATTGAGGTTCAACGCCATCATGTCGGAGGAGATGAATATGACCAACAAACTTTGGGAGCTACCTTCTTTGGTAGCTTGAGTCAGGCTGCTGAATCTGTTGTCATCCAAGACACAGTCAGTGGATTACCTGATGCTACAAAACCATTTGCTGGTGGTAAGGGAGTTGCCCTTGCCACTTCAAATGTTAATCCTAACTTAGAATTTGAATTACCATACTATTCTAAGTACCGTTTTACTCCTGGTAAACAAGAGGATTATTGTGGAGTCGGCCTGTTTAGTGAAGGTTGGGATTACCGCGCATGGTTGCGCGGAAACACCAACTTCACCATCGACGCTTATGTCGCTGCGGGCGAAGATTTCCAAACTTATTTGTGGACTGGATGTCCTGTCGTATATTACGAAGCAGCACCTCCAGCCCCAGTTTAAATTATAAATTATGCTGTGTAACCCAGCATGCCGCTCTAGTTCTTTTAGAGAGCGGATGGTTTCGGTCGAATAAAGTTTTAACAAACTTGAATAGTTTTTCAAGTGTTCCAACCTTATTTGGTCGGAGCATGGAATTTTTATATTCAAGGGAGTTACAAATTTTAATAGCTGAAATCGACGCACCAG